CAAGTCTTGAACATCACGCGCTTGACTCGTTTCGAGAACGAACTTTGCGCTCGGCGAACATTAGTCTTACGACCTTTAGAACGAAGTCCCTTAGAAGACTTACGAGAGAACTTGCGTTTGTACGCCATGGCATGAGGTAGCCTAGGAGGAGAGATCGTGCCTATAAATAGACACATGTTACGTGTTACGGAAGTGGCGGGTAATAGAAGGCCGCCACCTGTGTAACGTTGCGATTTTGCAACGATTCAAAATACCATTCTATTTATAATGTTTTTTTTAACTTTTTTTTATCTCGAACCCACAATCAGGGATTTGATCGTGTTTGTTTTTTCGTCTCACGTATTTGAGTGACGTGGTACTGTCACGTTCTGAGGTGCAGGGTAAAACCTATTCGACATCAGAATGTCTGTGTATGGGATCTGTTTCACGTTTAACAATTATACGGATGTTGATGTCCGTAATGTTAAGGGAGCTGTTGGCCAGAGGGGCATCAGTTACATATGTTTCGGTCTCGAGGTGGGGGATGAGGGCACCCCGCACATGCAGGGGTACATTCAGGGGAAACAGAAGCAGTTCGCCCGTTTGCAGAAGGTGATTGGCAAGTGCCACATGGAGGCAGCCAAAGGTACAGATGAGGAGGCCGTCGTCTATTGTCAGAAGGACGGAGACTTCTGGGAGTCAGGAGTCAGGGTGACCCTTAAGCGCCAGCAGGGCAAGCGCAGTGATCTGGAGGCAGTCAAGCAAGCTATTGAGAATGGTGAGACATATGATGATATCTGTGATACACATTTCGATCAAAGTGCTAAGTATAGCAGATTTATTAAGGAACGCATCCAGGCGAGGGATTCCGGAAGGCAGCAAAGCGCCTTGAAAGGGCAGTTCGAGAATGCTGTGTTGAGGCCTTGGCAGAGTGCCTTGCTCGCCATTGTATTGGAGCCGGCCTGTCCCCGGAAGATTCACTGGATCTGGGAGAATCAGGGGAACGTGGGGAAGAGTTGGATGGCCAACTATCTGGGATGCCTTCATGGAGCAACAGTGTTGACAGCAGGGAAGAAGGTAGACATGGCGTATATCTACGCCCAGAAGCCGACGGGGATAGTAGTCTTCGACTTGGCGAGGACCACGGAGCCCGTGGATGGGAAGAGCTTTTTGGATGGGATATACTCGCTCGCGGAGGATTTGAAGAACGGGCGGGTGGTGAGTACGAAGTACGAGAGTGTAGTGAGATACTTCGAGAGTCCACATGTGATATTTTTGGCCAATTATGAGCCGGATATGACCAAGTGGTCAGCCGATCGTTACTTTATTACGAAGATCTAAGGATCGCGATAAAACACATCGCTAAACGATGCGACATACGCAATATTATCCGTGGGCAACGTGCCAAAGGCATCGTAAGCAACCATGACAGTATAGATGTCAACGGTGTCATTATGAAAGTTTGAGCCGTCGGTTGGGCCGAACTTGAGGAGTTTCTTTCGTGGAACCCAAAACTGTTTAGTAAAAGTGTACTCGTCGCTTGCATTGTCCATATAGCCATCATGTGGCTTCCAAATGCCGCTCTTGAGAATCTTGACAAAGTCTGTATTGATCTGATCTAGCAATGCATTGCCAGTGACATTCCTAAAGAACGCACCGTATGAATAAGTAGCACCCCTAGGCGCAGCTAAAACCCAATACTTAAAAGTGACATTAGGACGATCGGCCTTCTGCCCGATCAACATACGAATCTTATAGCCGCTAATATTAATCTGGTCTCCGACCCTCATATTGTCACCAACACCCTGTGATGGAACCGAAATGGTCTGATCATTCAAGTGCATAATAGACGCTGGTTGATTGTGATACAACTCAGCCTTCTGATGGTTAGTGCCCTTACTCTTGCTTTCGCAAGTCTTGAACATCACGCGCTTGACTCGTTTCGAGAACGAACTTTGCGCTCGGCGAACATTAGTCTTACGACCTTTAGAACGAAGTCCCTTAGAAGACTTACGAGAGAACTTGCGTTTGT